CCCAGATCCTGGAGGTGGTAGCGCCCGAAGGGCACCTTCCGCGCACCCATGGTCCGTTTATACTCAATGGTGTAAACCCGCGGGTTGTGGGGCCATACATAGTCCTTGTACCGCATGGAAGCCAATCTCACAGCAGCCGGAACCCCCCATCATACCGCCGGGCGTCCCGGCGAAACAGCCGGTCCAGCGCCTCGGCCTCCGCCGGAGCGCCCACCGCTCCGCCGTACTGCTCCACCGTCACCACCCGCCTCTCCGTTCCGCCGCTCCACTCCCGCTCCATGCTCCTGCGCACCAGACCGTCGAGCCAGGCCGCCCCTGACCCGCTCCGGTATTCTGTGGTGTGCTCCGGCCGGGCCGGTTGAGCCGTCCGCTCCCCCGTTTTTCCCGCCGTCTCCACCGCACCAGCGGTCTGGAGGCCGTCTGCCCACTGCTTCGCTCCCCGGTCCGATGGCTGTCCGCCGGAGTCCCCGACCGGGGCCTCCGGCGCATATCGGTTCCCTATCACCGCACCCGGTCCGGCACACGCGCCGGCCTCGTCCTGCTCCACTCCGCGCCGCGCTGCCGCGGCCTCTGCGGGCCGCGTATTCTCCTCCAGCCATACCGTCAGGGGGCCGGTCTCCAGCTCCGGGGCCTCGCCCTGTTCCTGCTCCTCCTGCTGTGCCAGCAATACCGCGATATAGTCCGTCAACCGCTCTCCCCCCGTTTCAGGCGTTCAAACCGCGCCTCGTCAAAGGCCGCGTTCTGCCCCGCCGCCGTCTCTGTCCGGAGCGCGCCGCAGGCCGGGCACCGCTCCTCCGCCGCCTCCCGTCGGCAGGCGGGACACAGCCGTGCCAGCTCCTCCTCCCGGTCCAGCGCCAGGTGGAGGGCGCACCAGAGATAGTCCCGCGCCTTCATCTGTTTGGCCCGCTCCTCCGTCGGAAGCGCGCCAAAGCGTTGGAGCACACGCCAGCGAAGGCGCTCATAGGGCGCGTGCTCCAGGCTTTTTTTAACCCTTCCAGCCGCTCCTCCCCGTCCTCGGGGGAGGGGTTTTCCGCCCGGTCAAAGGCGGCCCACCGGCCCGCCAGCGCCCCGATCTCCCGGGCGCTCAGCCCCGCCAGAGCCGCCCCGCCGTCCGCGAACACCGGCTGTCCGCCCCGCTCCAGCGCCCGGGCCAGCAGGCAGGCGTTGGCGCACAGGGCGGCCTCCGCCTCCCCCCGGGCCAGCCCCTCCGCCTCCCGGCGGGCCTCCAGCACCTCCAGGGCGGAGAGAAGCCGCAGCTCCCTCCCGTCCTCCAGCTTCAGCCGTTCCCGTCTCTCCAGCATATCACACCGCCGTTTCAATCCGCCTGGCCGCTACGATGGTGATCTTCTCCACCACCATGGCCCCCAGCGCGCCTGTCTCGCCGATGGAGCTCCACTGGCAGCCGGAGTAGATGATCTTCCGGTCCGGCTTGCAGATGACCAGGCTGAAGTCCTCCAGCGCATGGAAGTTCAGCCCGTCCCGGATGGCCTCATCGGTGGCGTACAGCCGGGTCAGTTCGATGACGTGGGTACGTTGGCCCGGTATGGTGGCCACCGGCTCGTCCTCGCCGAAGGCCTCCACGGTCTGGCTGGTACGGCTGGACTTGGCGGTATAGCTCTGCACCACCGCCACCTTTTTGCCGTCCACCTCCAGATAGATGTCGCTGCTGGTTGGAAATCCCGCAACCTTCATGTTCCTTCCTCCCCCATTCTCACACAGTGATATGCGCGCTCAGCCAGATCTGGTTGAGCCCATGGGCCACGGTAAAGGAAAAATCCACCAGACACACCGTGGGGTTGTCCGCATCGGCCTCTACGGAGACCTCGCCGTATCCGGTAATGATCTCCCGCGCCAGCTTGTTTTCCAGCTCCAGCACCACCTGGGAGCGGATGGCTCCCCGGCTCTGCTCGGTGTTCTTGGCCCGGCGGAACCGGGCACGCAGGGCGTCGCGCACGGTGGGGATCACGTCGTCCACGATGCGGATGGTGGTCAGCTCCCGCCAGGTGGCGTCCGCCGCCTCTCCGGTCTTGGTGCGGGTGGTCACGCCCCGCACCACGCTGACCACCCCGGCCGCCTGCTCCACCGGGGTGACCCCGCCCCGCACCAGGGTGTCGATCTCCGTATCCCCATACCGGGCCTCCAGCCCGTCCACTCCTTTCAGCTCCGCGCCGCCCAGGGGAATGGCCGGGTCGCTCTCCCCGGCGATGGCTCCCGCCACTGCCGCGGCCACCGCCGCGCCGCCGCCTTCTCCCACCGGGGCGGTGAGCACCACCCGCTCGCTGTTGAGCCCCTCGGCCCGCTGAACCAGGGCTGTGGCATTCTCCCCCGCCTTGCCGCCCACCACGGCGATGCGCTCCCGCCGCGCCTCAGAGGCGGCCTTCACACTGTCCCGCAGGGCCTGCTGCACGGTCAGCTCGCCGCTGTCGCACACCACCACTGCGATGTCCTCCGCCGCTTCCAGCACCGAAAAGGCCGCCTTGTAGCCCGCCTCTTCGGCCACCGGCACCGCCTTGACCTGGGCCGCGCCATTGAGGAACAGCAGCCGCACCAGCTCCGTCAGCGTTTCCTCTCCGCCGAAGGCGGTCACCGCCTCCTCATAGCGGTTAAAGGTGTAGAGCGTTCCCGCCGTTCCTGTGCCGCACAGGGCCGCCAGTCCCACGCACCCGCCGCCGCCGCCGCGGCCTTTCACCACCGTGGATGCGTCGTACCGGGAGTATACCCCCGGCCGCTCATGGTTTGTCACGCTCATAGATGTCCCTCTCCTCTCACAACAAAGTCCAGGAAAGTGCCGCCCTCGTCGGCTACGGCGTACAGGTATCCCTGACACACCGCCGTCACCGCCCTGCGGTAGAGGCCGGCCGCCCGGTCAAATTCCGTCTCCCCGCAGGAGAGCTCCCGCAGCGCCAACCCGGCGGGTCCCTCCCACTGAAAGGCCTCCGCCATCCGGTCGTAGGCCGTCTGGAGCTCCCCAGCGCTCTCTCCATAGAGGTCCAGCCCGAAGGTGAGGGTCACCCGGCGGCCGTACAGCTCCTGCCACTGGCCGGTGCTCTCGTCGTACCGCTCTCCCAGGTAATCCCGAAAGCCGCCCGGCCCGCCCTGGCAGGCCCGCAGGGACACAGCGGCCACCGGCCCGCTCCGTTGCCGCCGCCGCTCCTCCGGGTAGGCGCATACCGCGTCCACCCCCTGCTGTCTCAGGAACGCCGCCATCTGCTCCCGCACCGCCTGAAAATCCAAGTGTTTTCCCCCTCACGTCTGCTCTGTCTGCGCCTCTCCGTCCTCCACCGCCAGCAGGGCCCACCAGTACAGCGTCTCCTCCCCCACGCAGACGGGCTGGGCCGCCCGCACCGCAAAGCGCAGCCCGTTCCACTCCACGCACAGGCCGTTCGTTTCCTCCAGTGAGAGCTCCGGCGGCCCCAGGTAGAGCCACTGATCCCGCCGCACCGTCCCCAGCGGGGTGGGCAGCTCCTGGTACCAGTCCTCCCGCCGCTCCCGCACCGGCTGGAGAAACGCCCGGCAGCCCCGCTCCTCCTCCCCCCGCCGCAGGGTGACGCTCTGCCCGTACTGCGCCAGAATCCGCCCCCAAGCCCCGGTCATCCCGGTACCCCCTGAAAGGCGAAGCCCCGGTCGGCCAGCCAGGGGCCCAGCACCGTCTCGGCCTGGAGGCGGAGGGCGGCCGCCCGGGCCGCCCCGTCCCCCTCCTGAATGGTGACCTCCCCGGCGGTGAACCGCCCGCCGCCGGTCTCCCCGGCGGCCAGCCCCGCCAGGGCCAGCCAGGCGCAGGCCAGGATAAAGGCGTCTTCGCAGTCCTCCGACCGCACCTCCGGCCGCAGCCGCCCGGCCAGCTCCGCCTGAGCCGCACGGCACAGGGCCTCCAGCGCCTCCTCCTGTCCCCCGTCCACATGCCCCAGGCTGCGGGCCATGTCCATAATCTGCTCCGTCATTTCAGCTTCAGCACCTTGGCCGCGCCGGTGAACAGCTTGGCGAAGCCGGAGATGCTGGTGATGGCGGCCCGCTCCAGCTGTCGGTCGATGAGCTTGTCGTACTCCACCAGCACGTCGGAGCCCTGCACCATCTCCAGGGCGTAGCGGCGGTCCAGGCCGATGAGGGTGCCGCCGCCCAGGGCGGAGGTGCGCAGCAGAGCTGCGCCCAAAGGGGTGTCCAGCCTGCCGGTGCCCTGGAAGTTGAGGCCGGTCAGGGGGTTCTGGAACTCCTCCAGCTTGAGCATCTGGCGCATCATGTCGCCGCTGACCAGGAGGGTGTTCATCTCATAGGGCTCAAACTGGCCCCAGAAGTCCACCAGCTCATCGTAGGTGAGGGTGCCCGCGGTGCCGCCGATGGGATCGGTACCCACGGTGAAGGCCTCGGCGGGGTTGTCGTTGCCGTCGCCGTTGAGGAGCACCTCGATGGCGTCCTCCAGGTGCATCCGGTTGATGTGGGCGCCGATCTGCCGCAGGGTGACCGAGAACAGATCCAGCTTCTGATAGCGGATGGCCTCGTAGGAGGCCACCAGCATCCGCCCCCGCTTGTGGAGCTTCACCAGATTCTCCTGGGTTTTCACCTGGGTCTGGGGGATGGCGGCGCCCTCCTCCACCCAGCGCAGGGCCCTCTGGTCGTCGTCCGGCACCGAGGCGATGGAGCGGTAGTCCATGCCGTCAAACCGGGTGACGGCGGCGGTGATGTGGGGCAGGAGGTTGGCCTCCTCCATGCCCTGCCGCACGGAGCGGGCGATGTACTCGGGGAAGAGGACGGCGGACTGGCTGGTGGCAAAGAACTTCTCCACCGCGTCGCTGCCCGCGCCCTTCACCTTGATGTCAAAGCGCTTGAGCTGCCGCTGATAGGCGTCCAGCCCCTCCAGCGCCGTGCCCTTATACTGCTCCGAGGGGTCCTCCCGCTCCAGCACCTGGGTGAAGGAGCGGCCCGCCTCGTTATACATGCCCTTTTCCAGTCTCAGGTTGTCAAAACGATATCCCATATTTCCATACCTCCCTTTCTCACAGGCGGATGACGGCGCCGCCGCTCTCCGCCCGCACCACCAGATATTCGCCGCCGATGGGCGTCTCGGCGCTGTCCGGCCGGACGCCGCCGGAGCCGTCGGCCAGCAGCCGGTTCCACCCCTCACTGAGCGCGCCGCCGCTGGCGGCCACCCGGATCAGCCCGCCCATCTGTACCGCCGCGAAGCCCTCCCCGGCGCTCAGGGCCACGCCGCAAAAGCGCTCGCCGTCGCCGCAGGGGCCGACGGTGCCGTCCCCGGTGAGCTTCACCACCTGGCCCGCCTTTACCCCTTCGCCGCAGGCAAAGGTGGCAGCCACCTCTCCAATCCCCTCAAACGAAATCCTGCTCATTCTGCCTTCTCCTTTCTCCTCTGTCCTCTCTGCGCAGGGGCCCGCTCAGATCAAAAATGCCCCGTCCCGCACTCCGTCGTTCTCCCGCCCGCCGCCATACCGCAGCTGGGTCTCCACCGGGAACACCCGCTCGGCCTGCCGCTCCAGCGCGCCCTTGAGGGCCAGCAGCTCGTCATAGCCCAGCTTGTCCGCGATGCCCCGGAGCACGGCGTGCTCCAGCCCCAGCCCGGCCAGGCCGCCCAGGCGGGCCACCTCCCCGCGCAGGCTCTCCAGGTATTTCCGCCCCAGGGCGGCCTCCTGCTCCATCCGCATGTGCTTCATCACCCCCGCGTTTCTCTGGGCGGGCACTGCCACGAAGGACCACTCATAGGCGTCGGAGGCCCCCACCAGCTCGGCCCAGCAGCGCCTGCCGCCGTACTCCGCCCCCTTCTCGTGGGGGCAGGTGTGGAACTCCTCGCCGCAGATGGAGCACACCGACCGCTCCACCGCGCAGCCCACGCTGACCTCCTTTTTGATCCCCCCCTCGATGGCGGCAATCAGCTCCCGGTTTCCCTCGGTGCGCAGGAGGTAGGCGCAGCCCTTCAGATAGCAGTAGGGCTCGCCCGCCTCCGTCATCCAGCTCTCCCGCACCACCTCGGTTCGGTAGATGCGGGCCGCCTGGTTCCGGGTGCTCCACTGGTGGTCAAACAGACCGCTCCTGCCCACAAACAGGGGGGCCAGCTCCTCCAGGGTGGCGGCCGGAAACCGCTCGTTGTCCCGGTCGATCTCGTTGTCGCACAGCCGTACCGCGAAGGCGTATACCTCCTCAGGCCGCAGCTTCTTTTTACTCATGGCGTTGATCGCCTTTAGCTCCTCCGGGCTGACCTCCAGCCCGCAGTCCACGCCCGCCTCCTTGTTCACGTTCATCCCATCGCTCCCCTCATCTTCCTCTGCGCCCTATCCCCCGGCGCGCTGTTCTCTCGTCCCCCGTAGGGCGCGGCATC